TGCTAACTCCACTCCCTAGTTCAAAAATACCTTTAGCTTGATTATCAGAGAGATTTAATATCCCACTAACGACATCAGAAACATCAATATAGTCATGACTACCATCACATAAGTTTACAGGAGTATCATTGATTGCAGCCCTTATTAGAGTAGGAATTAAGTGTTTTGGACTATCACCAGCACCGCATATCGTATATGGCCTAATTATAGTTATTGGTAAGTGTAATTTTTCTAAATAACCCATCAAAATCTCCTCACTTGCCTTCTTAGTCCTTGAATACATGGTCTGGACTGGAAGTTTTACTGACGAAGTTGATATATAAACAAAGGATTTGAAATTTAAGTCTTTTACTTTGTTAATTATTGAGATTAGGTCTAGTAAATTAGCCTTTATGATTAAATCGTCGTCTGTGTGGTCGCTAATGTTGCCATAGGCAGAGCAAAATAGGAATTTATTAAAATTTTTAGGCTTAAAAGTATCTATTTCTTCATGAGGAATACAAACTGCGTCAATATTTTTTAGTAATTCTTGACCGAGAAAACCTGATCCCCCAGTTAAGTAGTTCATAAGTCTACAAATTTAACATCTAAAGATTTAATAACATTTAGAAAAGTTTTAGAAACTTCTTTAAGGTCTCTATTTTTCTTTACCCATTTAAAAGCATTGTCGGCAATACGTTTTCTTTCTTGTGGATTATCGATTAGATACTTAACTTGTTTGTAAAAATCATTGGTATAAAGTAACCCATTATCATTATGTTTAATATCAGCCGAGTAAGGAAGCATATTTTTAGCAACAGTAGGAATACCTAAAGCAGCCGTTTCATAATACTTGATAGAACTCTTATTAGTATTGAATTCATTATCTTCTAAAGGACAGATAGCAATATCAGCATTGATTGTAGCCAATCTATATCCATGTCCATCTGCTGTGATCCAACCGTCTTTGTGGACTCTTGATTGGTCCATGTCTTTAGTTATACCTTCAAAAGGATTACCGAGGATATATAAGTGTAGATTAGGATATTCTTTCATTAATCTTTCTAAATCGTCTCTTATTGAAAACATATCTCCATAGTGGGAACTACCACCAGACCAAAGTAAACGAATCTTATCATCTTTCTTAATATCTAATCTAGGAAATATATCAAGATTTACAGCATTTGGGACAACAACTACATTTTTATTAAAAGGTTTAATAGTATCAGCTAGTTTACTTGTAGTAGTTGTAACTACATTTGCTTTAGTAAGACAGTATTCGTAGTCTATTAAAGCTCTACGATTACGATATGGATCAAAGTGTTTATCTTCTACCCATAGAGGTTTTCCATCTGGTAAGTAAACTTCTTTTGTACCACCAAATGAATAAGCATCACTAAAAGGACTAATATTAAATAAGTCATCATCAGTATCAAAGATTATTTTCTTTTTTGGATAGTATTCTTTAATCTCTCTAATAAATTGAGTTACATTTTTAGTTGAAGGTCTTAAATAAAAAACATCAGAATCTTTAATTGCTTCCATTATATCTTTCTCACTCCAAGTATCTATATCAACTTCCTTTATCTCTACTTCGTTAGATATTGCTTTAGTTATCTGCATTATGCGATACCAACTACAACCATCAATTCTATGCTTATGGACAAATAGTTTCATCATATATTTCGTGTGTCTCCTTTGACTACCTTCCACTCTTTATAATGTTCAAAAAAATCTTTATCTTTAAAATAATCTGGTCCATACATCTTAGTAAACCACTCATCTACTTCAATGGGGATAGTTGCTATTTTAATCCAGTGTGCTTTACCAGTACGTTTATGTCCTGCAAGATATTGTTCCTTTCGTAGAGATTGTTGAATAACACCTTTTGGATCAGTGGCTTGTTTTATTCCTAATTCTTTATTTTTATTAACACTATCAATAACTTTATTGATTACTTTTAGTTCTTCTGTATTAAATGTAGCCATATAGTGAGGACGAATCCTTAAACTAATATATTATAACATTGGTGTCTAGGACAGTTTCCCATCCTAGACGGTGTAACTTTTAGGCTAAAGTTACTAAACCACATCCAGCTTCCTGTCTCATCTCTAGGGTAAGAGCAGTTTCTACGACACCTCTTGTGGTAGATGCGATTTTAGCAGCATCTACTTTGTGAGTTGGAATAGCAACAGCAACTTTACATAGATCAGATTGAACAGTAAGGATTTTACCGGCAGTAATAAAACGATCAGCAACAATCTTTACTCGTCCGAAGTCTGAATCATAAACATCCACTCCGCTAATAACTTCTTTAGAGTCTTGATTCATAAACTTAGTAGAGCTAGCTGTGAAATCAGAGATTGCTCTCTTAGCAGTAGCATTTACATAAGTAGTATCAGGACGACCACCAGCTGTCCAAATTGCTTGGAGGTTGGTGTTGAAAAGATATTCTGGAGAAGAAGAACCTGTGCCTGAATAGAATCCACTACCAGTATTGGTGGCAATGAAAGCTAAAGCACCTTTAAGTTCACGAGCAGTACCGCTTGCACCGCTTGCACCAGTTCCAGTGAAAAGAGCTAGTTCAATGTCTCTAGCTTGTTCTTTCATGGCTTTGGCCATTTGGTAAGCGTACATATCGTCCATACCTGCTGGATTCATAGCTCTTTCAAAATCAGTTACTTCAACGAAGTTTCTGAAAGTTTGAACATAAGCACCAGTTCGTGCAGGAGTCGTCTTAACAGCGAACGAATAATCTTGCCCTTCAATTTGGGCATTAGCTGTAGCACTAGCAAGAGAGTCAGTAGACCACTCATGGTAAGCACCACTAGCTTTGGTTTTTCCACATGAACTAAAAAAAGGAGTCTCAGTTGGAGAGATATTTGTTATCACATCCAAAAGGTCTTCACGATTAGTAGTCGCATGGAATGAGGAAATAGCTGTTCCTGAAGCCATAATTTTAATTTAATTATTAATACGCAGATTATTTTATAAACAAATTCTTCATCTGTTTTAGATAATATCTTTTAAGTAGGCTGCCCAATCATCTGTACTTCCAGTATTTCTAGCTTTCTGTAGTCTTTGACGACTTTCATCATTACTAGTGTCAGGCCTATTTGATGTAGGCGTTACTGCAGCATTAGCGATTGTTTTAGCCATACTTGAAGCGGCCTCTGCTTGGCCGTTGCTTTCACCTAATTTGATAACCCCTTTTAACTCGTTGTAGAGTTCTTTAGGACTCATCTTAGGACGAAAAGCTCCAGATTCGTCATAATTAAGAGATGCATATAACTTAGTGTATTTAGAATCAAAATTCTTATCACTAAATTCAGGTGCATCTACAAGCTCTCCTAATTCAGATTGATGTGCTCCAACTGTTTGTCTAAAACCTTGTTCCTGTCTATCTTTGGCGATAGCTAACTGTGTAACAGTCATTATTTTATTATTTAACTGTTCTATGGTTATTTCACCATCATTAGCCTCTGTTTGTTGGTTGGTCTGCCACCATGGAGGTAGTTGATTGCCAAAAACATCGTTATTATATTGAGGTTGAGGTTCTGACAACTCCTTTACTTTAGAAGTAAGTTGTTGAATCCTTCTCTCTGCCCTAGTTGGCCTATAACTATCTGACTCTTTCTGAGGTTCTTCCGGTGAGTTATTAGCTTCTTCCGAATTAACTTCTTCCTGAGTGGTTTCTAGTTCAGTTTGCGAAACTTCGTTGGTTTCCTCAACGACTGGTGTTTCCACCACAGCATTGTTTTGTTCGTCCATATTTGGTTGAACTAATAATCAGACAACTTAAAGCAGTGTCGGCCACGCTTGAATCTAATTAATTAGAAAAGACTCATTGATACCTACGAGATTCGTAGAGCATCAATCAAACTTTTTTAAGTATTGGGATTCCCCTATCATCTAATCCCATAAAAATTCTTCTTCCTATATTTACACTATGAGGACAAGGACATGAATTACAAACTAATGTAAACCCTTGCTGAGTCCAATTATGTCCAGCTATTCCCTCTCTCACTTGAGAAGGTATTTGACTTACATCAATGTCAATGTGCGAGGTTTCTTCTTTTGTTTCCTCTTTAACTTCATCTAATACATCATTTGGTTTCATTGGGTTTATGTCCCTCTATGAAATCTAGTATTTGTTGCATCTTGTCGGCTACAACTCTAGCGATAAGAGCTTTACGCCCAAACGCTTCCTCTGACATCTGGTTAGCTAAAACGGCAGTAATGTCATCGGCTTGTGATAACACATCCCCAATACATGATTCAAAATATCTCTTGAGGTATGGCCATTGTATAGAAGAAGTAATCTCGGCAAGATTTTGGTTAAGTTCGTCCCATTTTACTGGTGGTTCAGTTAGAATTTGATCGTAAATATTTTTCAATGTTACTTTTTCCATATTATCTCCCTCCTAATAATGATTGAGCGATCTGTTGTAATTCAGGATCTTTTATATTTCCCATGATCTGTGCAGAATCTACACCCTGTCCATTACCAGGCATCATAGATTGTTCTTGAGATGGTTGAACTGGTTGTCCTTGTCCTTGCATTTCAGGTGGTATTCTCTGTGGTGTTTGTCCTTGAATTGGTTGACCATCTGGACCTGCTTGTACTTGTGGTGGTTCTGGTTTAAAGTCAACAACTATTTTATCTGAATCTTTAGTACCCGAAGTAATGATGTATCGTTTAACTAATTCAGAGAAGTCAATATCTTTTCCTTTAGTTTGCATCATTTGTAATAGAGTTGAACCAAATGGAGTTCCAAATAATTGAATTATTGCAGTTAGTGATTGATTTTCTTCCATAGCATCTTTTTGTAATGTAGTTCCGGCATCAATAAAGAATCTAAACTTACCTTTAAGCATTTCCGGTTTGATTCTGTACTTACCTTCACCATTTTGTGAGTATATTTCTTCAATATCGGGATAGATTTCTTTAATTTGTTCAATTTCACCACTAAATAAGTTAATATCAATTGGTTTAGCTTGATTAGAAGCAATCATTTCAATCATTCGATCATAAAGTTCCTCTACAAAGTCTTCCATTGTCTGTCTTTCCCATGAATCAGCGGCACTTTCCTTCATCTGTTGCATTTTAAGGGCTTGTGGAGTCTTGCCTTGAGTCATATCTACATTCTTAGACACACTCATATCAGTAGAACCCAATAAGTTGTTTAAAGAACTTAGAATCATACCCGATAAGTTATTAGCAGTGTTAATATCTTCATTCCCATTAACTAAAGGACGGATAGAGTTAGGGATTGTTTCTTCCCATATAGCACCAGCCCTACGATTTAAAGTATTTTTAACTACACCTTTAGGATTTACAACTGTAATAGGGAATAATTTATTCTTTGCACTATCAAGAGTTAAGTTGATAATAGAGTTTTGAGTAAGTTGAAGTGGTTTACCTCTTTCAGTATCAGACCAACCAGTACATCTATCTAACATTGGAACTGTTTGTTTGATGATGATTGGAAGTTTACCATTTTGATGTGGGTTATCTATTTCTCTAAGTATTCCTGCTTGTGGGAACTTAGGAGCATAAGTAATCCAACTATCACGAGTGTATTTAGTTCTAATAAGTACACCTTCTAAATCAACATTGTATTTGGCTTCATTATAAGATTGATTGACATAGGTTATCTTTTCCTTTTGTTCTTTAACTGCTTTGACTAAGATATCAATATTCTTCCAAGTAGATTTAGGTAAGTGTTTAAGCCAACCTAATGGTTGTAATTGGTCTACAAAACAATAGTCTTGGTCATCATCTTGGAATACTCCTGGTTGTGGATAGTATCTATCAATAGGAATAAGCCAAAAGTCAGGGCCAACATAAGTATCTGATACAACATAATCAACTAAAACAGGTTGTTTCCCATATATCTGAGAATTAATAGAAGTTAGTTTCAACTTCATTAAGTGTTTATATTGGGAATTAGAATTAGGAATAATATATCTTTGGAGAATTAGATTTAGTAATTGGTTCTTACCTCTGTCTTTACGATCTAAGTAATCAACTTTACCAGTAGCAGGTTGAGCTGTTATTCTTTGAGTTCTTTGGATAATAGCAGTAGACAAGTGTCCATCATTAACATTTGATTTACTATTCTCAGCAGCTTTACCTTTGTCTTGATTATAGAATACTTCTTCATTCTCACGCCATTCTGGTCTGATTATATTCAACGCACTATCGCAATATTGCCATTCACTTTCCATTTTAGTTATCAACTCATCTTCTGTTTCTGTTTTCTTAGGTTTTGTATCCTTAAACAAATCAACTGTATTATCTTTCTTAACTTCCTTAACTGTTTTCTTTTTCTTTAATTTTTTAGGCATAGTTTTTAAACAAAAAAAAGCTCTCACTTCTGAGAGCATTCCCGTACAGGGATTTTACTAATTACATTATATCATGGTTGTTTGTCTAGTGGATATTGTTTCTTAATATTCCTTTGTAGATAAACATCTTTTATATTACCTTTATTAAATTTCATAGTAAAAGTAAACATTCCAGACTCTTGTTTAGTAAATAAATCTTTTATTTCACTTAATACTAATGAAGTTGCTTCTGTATTCTCTCCATCTTTAAACTTTACTCTTTGAAATTGTTGTCCTTGGACTCCAACTATCTTATCTTGGAATATCTCTAAAGTTAAATTAAGACTACCATAGTGTTGGGTATTGCATTGTTTCTCTATATCTATAAAAGGAATTAGATTAAGTGTTTCCATTAATAATATGTTTTAGTAATAAATGAAGTATCTGGGTAACTGTCATTAGTATCAGTTGGTTTATTGTAACTCATTACAAAGTATCTAATTGCGTCCATAGCATCGTCATCTCTCTTTAAAGGGACTTCTTTTATTGATCCACCACTCTTATTATCCAACCATCTATACTTTTCAAACTCATCAGCTATCCATGTTAAGTTCTTACTAAACATTAAAGTTGGTTTTCCAGTATCATTTCTAATCTTTAACATCTCAGCAACTTTGACTATTCCATTCTTCACTGAATCTTGTCCTTTCTCTATTGGAGTAAATAAGCATCCAAACTCTTGAAGTTGTTTAATACTCATTGGTTGAGCTGAATCGGCTACTGAAGTTGTTATTACCTTACCGGCATCTTTAATATTTGCTATATCAGCTATCTCTTTCTCTATTAGTCCTGATTGGTAGATTCCATCATAAGCATAAATAGCAGTACCAGTTGAATTGATAGCAAAGTAAACCAAGGCGGTCTTGTGACTGAATCCAAAGTCTAATGAACGACAGTAAGTATAGTTATAATCTAACTGAGGAACGTCAACCATGTGGATATCTCTGTTGAAATCTTTGTAAATTAAACCTGACATCTTTCTAAATTCACCCATGATCTCTTGTGCAAAACTATCTTCATCCATTTCTTTCTTCATGGCCTCAATTTCTTCTACTGGTATATGAGGATTGTCATAAGTTGTATAGTGATGATAAGACCAATCAGGATCATTCATCTCACTTAGTTCTTTAAAGTGATTGAAACCATTAGGTGTAGATATAAACCAAACATTTGCTTTACTATCAGCAAGAGTAGGTCGTACTACTTTCCATACTTCATCCCAATGGTCAATAAAAGCAGTTTCATCAAATATACATAAATCTATTCTTACACCTCTTAGTGAATCAGGGTTATCAGCTCCCTTTAAGAATATTTGTGATCCATTAAGTAGTTCGATATACAGTTCTGTTTCATTTGTTCGTTTAATAGCCTCTGGTGGAACAAGTTCTTTAAGCATTGACCACATGATAGCTTTACTTTGTTTATAAGTTGGGGATACATACCAAACAATACTCTTTTCTTTCTCTGTTGCAAATCTTAATATCTCTACACTAACTAAATACGATTTCCCTGCACGCCTGCCACAATTTATTACCTTAAAACGGTGATTGTCATTGAATACTTGAGTTTGCCAATATGTTAATTTAAGTTTCTTTTTCATTAGTTGTCTCTAAACCAACTAAACCTTTTAACCCAGTCAATTTTACTTCTGCTTTATCTGTTAATTTACCTCTCACTTTATATCCTAATTCAGTTGCTTTCATCCTTGTTTGCCAATCAGGAACATCTACAAAATCAGTAGTTCCACCACTCGCTTGTCTACCATTTACTACACTAATTGTTCTATTTGCTTCAAATGCTTCTTTATGTGTTTCTAACACTAAACTTTCAGGAATATATTTATCTAATAAAACACCCCAACTCTTACTTTCTGTTACATTTTTAGGGTTATCTGCGGTGTTATCTGAATAACCCTCTTCTCTCATTATTTGTCCTAAGGGTTTTCCAAGATTTTCCAAGGATTTTTCAAACACTTTTTTAATACGTGGTTTTACTCCTTTCATTAGCAGTATTATACCACCACTGCTTAATAACTTCTTCTACCACTTGGTTCGTCAATACTTATAATTGGACCAAATTTTAGTTTTTCACAATGATTACATCGTCTTAACATTCCATACTCATTTACTTTTGCCGGATTCTTTTCACATATAAGACATAGAACAATACCTTTACTATTTACTTTAGCTCTACTTATTTCTGATTCGTTTAAATCTTTAATTGTTGGCATATTTGAATATAAATCCATGAGTAGATTGTCTTCTACCTATTAAAACTCTACTAATCATATCAGATCTTATAAATAAACATCTTGAAGCTTCGTTAATACTATCCCAAATAGTTAATTCGTTTCCTTGTAAATCTAATTGTTTAATTCTTTTTCTTAAACTAATTTCTTTCTTTCTTCTATTAGCCTCACATTTCTTACATAGTTTTATATTTCCATTACTAACTTTCTTTTTACATTTAGAACATTGATATGTCATCTACAAGTAAAAATAAATAACCATGCCGGACTAGTTACTATTATTCCTAATATAATTTCTAAAAAATAGATTAGTTTATTCATAGTGTTTTATCTGCATTAACAGCTACTAGATAATTACCATCTTTCGAATTTTTATGTCTTCTAATATTAGCTGGAGTTGAATAAAATATTATTGTTTTTCTTTTAATATTAAATTGTTTAGCTAGTTCAGTGGCAGTACCCATACCTATTATATTTTCTCCCTTATATAAGAAATAATATGTTTCACTTTTCATATAAATCTACAAAACTTAAATACTAATACCCAAATAGCACAAAATAATATTAATCCAGTAATAGTTTGTAAACAATGATTTAGTCTATTCATCTTTATTATTAAGTAAATTAAATAACTCCTTGTTTAATTTCTCTGGGTCTATCACATCAAAATCTCCAGTAGGCGATTGAACTTGAACCCAACAACTTCTAATAATTAAACTGACATCACCTAATAGTTCTGTTCTTTGTTGGGTAAGGATTTTTCTTTTAATATACTTTCTATTAATTAATTCATAAGCACTAATAGCATCATAACTATCATCAGCACCATGATAAGCTACACTTTTTAGAATATCCATTAATTCTTTATCTTCTACTATTGGTGGTTTATAGTTTGGATTAACTTTTTCTTCTTTCTCCCAATGTAATTCTTTAGGTTTTTGTTTCATAATTGTTTTCCATATCTTAATATTAGATATAGTCTATAAATTTTCAACCATATCTGTTCCCATAATGGTTGTGTTTTTTTATAATCTGAATATTTCATTTCATTTTTCCTTTTGATTGAATGGATAAAAGTTTTTTTTCTGGAATATCCCATATTTTAGTTTGAGCATTATATTCAACATTTCTTAAAACTTCTTTAATTCCAGACTTATATGCTTTTTGTATTTGGTCAGCAAATAAAGTCTTTAATTTACTATTCCACACCTTACTTTCTGCTTCGCTACAGTCCATTTCAAAAGTAATTTTATCTATTTCTTTCACCGCTTCTGATTGTAATTTTGATAGGGTTTTCATAATTCTATATTAATTTTTGCATTAAGAAATTTTTTAGTAAAAAGAATTTGAATAACACACCATAAAAACCATAGTCTATTTTTAAGTGGTAGTCTATTAACTTTAATTTCTATTTTCTTTTCTTTATCTTTTGTCATATTAGATTTTGTTTTCATATGGATTGTCATTTTGTTTTAATTACAGTTCTAATAATAAATTGGTTTAGGATTTTTCCATATCTCTTAAAAACATAGGTGTCTAAATCTAACTTATGGTCAACTTCTAGACTATAACCAAATAAATTATTTAGAATACTAAATCTAAAACGCTTGATTAACTGTAACTGCCATTTAGGAATAAATGGAATAATTTGACTGTCAATCAATCTTGCCTTTTGAGTAGCAATATTATTAACTCTTGAATACAAACTATTTCTAAATTTAAAAGTCTTAAACTTTATCTCTCTATTATCTTGTTTAATGTTTTTCATAATTCTTTTTTGTCTTCAATTTTAATCCATTGATTTTTCTCTACATCAAAATAAGTTCCATCAATAGTGTTAATAATTCCTTCACACTCACCATT